AAAAGGTAAGGATTGATTGTTGTAGACAACTGGATAGAATATACAATCACTTAAAACGCAATTGTTTAGTTTCATTAATGTTGTAGTGTTAAGGGTGTTAGCTAATGGAAAAATTGTACAATTTTCAATTACCGAGGATTGCACTGTACTCTCCACTCCTGAAATTCTTTTTAAAGTAGATCCTTTTGCATTAAATACTGTTAAAAATGATTGGAAAATATCTTCTACTAAACTGTTAGAAATATCTATTGATTTCACCTGACTTACAGTTTGGATGTCACATTTATTCCAAATGACTACATTATTAAAAAAGGATGAAGATTCATAAGCTTTTAAACTCCCTATATATCTCACACACTCTATATCCAATACAAAAGTACCTGCAGGTTGTATCCAACCCACTGTGTTCTCGACATACATTTCGGCTCTTATGTTAGGACTAACAGTAATATCTCTTAACTCTACTAAAGCAGTCGATTTGTTGAAAGTTAACCTATCTAATTTACCAACTTCATTGAGTTTAATCTTGAATTTTTTATTAACATCTACACCGTTGTTTACGTAATTTCTGTACCTAATAGCTTTTAGTATCCTAGTAGAACTCTCGTTTACAAGCGATAATTTTTCTATAGTGATATTCGATGATTTAACATTCTTATTTTCATAATATGTGCCATTAACATGTAAATCGACTCCAAAAACAGTTATTGGTTGTGTTCCTACCAACTTTTGAACTATTACATTTTTCATAATAATTTCAGGGAATTTTAATTGCCTGTCGTTCTCCAAATCCAACGATGTGTTATACTGTCCATCCAATACGGAAAATGTATCTAAATCTTCATGAATGTTAATATTATATCCATCCACTTCAATGCTTCCTTCATACATTGCTCCTAAATCCGTTCTCAATCTTATACCTGTTCGAAGGTCTACCGTACTTGTTTTGTTCTGATAGTCCATAAAGGTATCTTTTAATACTACTTTCCCTTTCCCCCAACCTAATAAAAACCCACCGTTATTTCCGTTAATCTTTGTATTTTCAATTAATAAATCGGACATACCCCAGTGATTATCATAACGATTTATCACTGAATCTCTTACTGTCATATCTTTAATCCATTGTGTGTTTACTACTCCCCACCCACGTTGAATAACACAATCAGTAATTTTATTTTTTGATGATAAAGTGTAAACAATAGCGTATTGACCTTGTGTAGTATCTCCTTCATTTGTTGGAGCACTTGCGTTTTCTCCAATGATGTTGTCGTAGTTAACATTGTACGACCCGTAGGTATATATGAGAGCATTCTTGAAGTTGTAAATGCTACTATTCATCTCAGGCATATTCTCAACAAATATTCTTGCTGACACCTTTACATTACTTCTTGTAATGTGTACTGCCCTCGCTAGTCTATCTTTATCCGTAGTATTTATAGATATTACCCCTAAATTTATAGAAATTGCTTTATCTAAAATACTTCTCTTTATTAACGTTAAACTGTCACTTGTATAATCCAGCAACAACCCTCCATCAATGATTACACCATCTGTTCCAATCGTAAAACACTCTTGTTTGAAATGAAGATCTTGTCCGCTATCCACCCTTCTTCCAAACGCTTTGTTACTTATCACAGTAAAAATAGAAAATTTATGGTCTTTTAATGCGGGAACGGAGATTGAACCCTCTATTAATTGACTTTGTATCTCAGGAGTTACGGTGATAGTTTCAGGTTCTGTATCACTCTCGACAATGATTAAAGTTCGGTCTTCTTTCTGATCATCGATTTTCAACTTGCAACCACGTAAATCTAAGTCAGTTTTAACACGAGGAATACCATGTATATGTGTAGAAGCTAGGTTAAGTATCCCATAAGGTTGTTTTATATCGAGATTGTACTCATTTGCAAACGCAGTACATTCTAACATTGCTAATGTATCATCACCTATACCATCTAATGGAGCCCCGAACATATCGATTGTGACGTGTGTAAGACGTTTCGCCAATTTCGCCAACTGTGCGGAAGCAGCATCCAATCGATCTGGTAAACTATCATAACTGGTACCATTTGTGTTATCGTGTCTGCCGGCAACTATTTCTGCATTTGATTCACCGGCGTTTATAATAAGTTGTTTAAATGTAGCATCTAGATTTACTTGTCGATTAGTTGTTGATTCGGTTTCTTTATTAATTGCGTCGATGCCATCGTGGATAGATCCACGGACATCTTTACCAAGTATTGCGTTTTTAATGTTGTCAAGATGTGTTTTTATACTAGCCATTATTGTCCTCCTCCCGATAGTTGTCCAATTTTATATTCATGCTCGTCTATTTTACGGGCCATTTCTTCGAGCAAGTCTCTCAAATAATAATATCCTTCTCCTACTCCCGAACCAGGAGAAAGAGTACTATCGATAACGTCAAATGCATATCTAATGTTTACTCCAAAATCATAGTATTTAAAATCGCTACTATTTGCAGCTTGAGATATATAATACAATTTACCAAAATCATTACTTGACATAAGACCATTTCGATCAAACGAAGCTAATTGAGCAGTCGGTATGTTAGAAACTGCTTGCTCTAGATCGTCTACAATCTCAATTAGCTGATTTACTGATTCGGTTATTGTGGATATGTCTCCGTCCGTTACATTTTCATAGTTCTCAATGCGCTCTTGAGTTTGCTGTAACGTTTGTTTTGTGTTGGTCAGTTCTGTAGATATAGATGCAATTTTATTTGAGTACGCAGTCACTTGACGTTCTAACGACTCCACACTTTTTACTTTTTTTCTAGCATCAACCTGGTAACTGGTTAACGTTAAATACTTTTCCCCAATTGTTAGTGCTATTTTGGTAGGATTAGGGATATCGATCTCTTTTTCAATTATCTGCAACTGCTCGTCTATTCCAAAAACCTCATTAATGACCTTATGGCGATTTCCAACCTGTAGCTCATCAAAAGACTCGTCAATTAAACTGACATCGACTGGAGTAAGAGAATAAGTTACTTTGGCTGCTTTTTGGCTAGCGAAAAATTGTTGGCCACGGAGCTTAATAGTATTTTTATCAGTAACATCATCGAGCTCTATCGTGCCAGTAATAACTCCAAATTCAGCTATCATGTCTGGATCATCTATATAATCTAATCCGTTATTTATTTCCTTTATATCAATTCTTGCTTGGCTGGCATCCGTTGCTTCCTCATCTTCACTTTCAATTTTTGCCCCTAACGGAATTAAGCGTGAGATAATTCCTGTCGGATCAATCTCACGCTTCATGTCTTTTAAGTTTTTCCGCAACCTGATTTCTGTTGGAGAATCTTCTCCTACTTCAGCCAGGTAATCGATATAATTGCCATCGAATTCTTCTCTAATAACCAGGTATCCACCCAACCGGTCAATCAGCTTGTCCTTAATGGTAGCAAAAGTTTTTTCATATCCTAAATACCTATACAATGAATCGTTTGAATCCATAACAGTTACGTTGCCAACTTTGAATTGCTTATGAGGTTCTACTTGACTATTATGGTTTTCTATCATCACAGTAAAGAAGTCTCTAACACTGATATTATGGTATTCTCCGAATCTCTGGTTAGAGTCATTCAGATAAGCCAATTCGCTTTCAATTGCATATTCAATACTAAACATACCGTTGCTAGTCATAGTGTGCGTAGGCTTTAAAACACGCCCCTTGAAGACTGATTTATTTCGTTTAATGTCTTTCACGCGAATTAAGGTGACTAAAGGCTTAATCTTCCCCCATCCAGGATTACTAAGATTAATAGTGATGGATCCATTGGATATACTCTTCAGTAACAGCTTTACACTTCCTGCAGACAATTTTACTCTGTTAGGAAAAGGGGAATGGATAACAATACCCACTTTATCATCAGGACCATCGAAAATAGTTACTTCATACATCACAGTAGCTCCTTATAAAAGATAAATTTAATTGTTCCGGTACCATTAATCGTCATATCATTCTCCCCTATTTCCAATCTAAACGAATCACTTTTACTTTCTCCTGCAGGTATTGTGTAAGTGACTCCATTTTTTAAAACAGTCATCTGAGATGAAGCAATAATAGTGGGAACTACACCTACAGAACCGACATTCATCAGTTTAATAGTCGAGCTGCCACTTATTGAAAACTCATTCGGCTGAGCATAATCTAGCTCGAAATTAAACTCATCCCAGATATCGTTACCTTCTTCAAGTGTGGCCCTCATAAATGGGTAAGCTTCAAATGAGATACTGATCAATAGCCTTCCATAAACATGATCATCCTCAACTGTTACGCTTGTGCATTTCGCCCAATAATAATAACCGTCGTCATGGTCATCGTATAGCCTGCCCCAGCCCCTTTTCATGAGCCAATTTTTCAAAACTATTTCATCGACTTTACGATGCCGATAGCTTCTTTCTTCTACTTCGAATCGATAAGAGAGAGATCTATTTTTAAAGATTCTCTCTCCTAGAATCATCGAGAAGTCATATGCCCCTTGCATAAACGGCACTTCTTCAGTAATCGCGTTCTCTTCAGGAGTGGGAGCAAGACGTTCTTTTAATTTCATATTGTATTCCTTTGTATGCTCATCGAAAAAGGTAAAACCTTCTCTAATCTCTTCCATCAATACTCCCACCTTTCTGTTAAGACTGTTTTCGTACCTCCAACACGGTCGTATTCATTGTAAGTGCCACCAACAAGCGCCCCGCTATCCAGGACAACTACTTGGTTACTGTTTGCTATCTTTTCAAGCCACGCTTCCACTCGACTCATATCGTTGCCTGAAGTTTGATATCGTCCTCCCGATTGATCGCTAGTATTTCTTCCGGCTTCACGAGCATAACGCATGCTTACATCATGCGGGATGACTTGACTACCATTAGGAAGGTTAACGAGCTCTCCTCGTCCTCCTTCATTCATTAGGGCGAATCCACCTTGCCAATCATCAGTACCACGAGCAAGCTGAGGTATTTTGCTAATGCTAACACCTGGAATTTTATTGATAATGGAGATCGCTGAATTTATTCCACCAATTACCCCGTTAACGAATCCTTTTACCTGGCCAACTAGTGACTCCACGGATCCGGAGATTCCACTAAACACTCCACTTACAAATGAGGTTAGTCCTGACCAAGCCCCTTGGATTGCATCAAACACGCCAGATACTTTGCTAGATACCTTACCCATAATTCGCGATATCGTACTGAAAACTGAACTAAAAACATTAGATACTGTTGAACTGATCCCGTTAATGATAGAACTTATTTTGTTAATCGCTGAACCAATAAAGGTCATAATATTACGCCAAACACCACTGATTACAGAAAAAACCGTATTAAAAATACCAGTCACCGTAACAATGATTGGTCGAATGGCAGCAATTATGCTTGCAATTACTCCCGCTATAAAAACAATGATCGGAGAAATCACTGACATGACTGCAGCTATAATTCCAGCTATGAAAGCTACAATAGGACTTACGGTTGAAACAATGCCAGCAAAGACATGGACCACTACTGTAATAATACTCATGATAATTGGCAGCAGGGCTTGTATCACGCCAATAATCAATTGGATAATTGCTATAAAGGCAGGTGCAACAGCTTGGACAATGTTCATAAATGCTAGAATCAGATTTTGGATGACCGGAAGCAATGAACTGATTATTACGGCTACTAATGGCATGAATTGAGCCACTAAATCAATAACAATCATGACAACTTGCATGATGATTGGGAACAGCTGATTAAATAAACCAATCAGGATTGGAAGTACTGCGCTAATAATCGTCATCAGTGTCATTCCCATCTGAATAATAACTGGGATTAACGTCGAAATAGCTTGCATGATCAACGGTATGACTGCACTTGCCAATTGACCTAATGCTGTTCCTAGAGTCGCTACTACCGGTAATACCATAGTAACAATCTGTTGAAATGCTGCAGTTATTTGTGGTCCAAAATTTTGGAATAGCATTATGACCATTTTTACGATTGGATTAAGGCCGACGAATAAGGAAATTAGTTGAATTCCAAATCCACTACCTACACCACCAGCTTCTTGGAACCCACTAATTAAGCTACTAAAAAAGGTTGTGAATATCGGTATAACAGTTTGAACAATACCCCAAATCGTTTGAAATACAGAGCCAATTTGAGAACCTATTGAGTCAAAGGCACCCATGATTCCTGGGCCCATACTTTTGACTGTGTTAATAAATCCTTTGACATATCCAGCGACCGTTTGGAATACGGACATAACGGTATTCCTAAATGATTCATTCGTAGCCATGAAGTAAGTAAATGCCCCAGCTAATCCCGCAATAGCCACAATTACTAACCCTATTGGACTAATTAAGAATCCTACTGCAGATATTAGTCCACCTAAGCCCATAATTAACAATCCAAGAATAGTCAACACTGGACCAGATGCAGCTAATATTCCTGTAGCCATTGCAATCATTTTCTTGGTACCGTCATCTAAACTATTGAACTTTTCAACTATCTCAGTTGTCCATCTAGCTATATCACTAATTAAAGGCGTTAATTGACTCATAACAGATATAGTCGCTGATTCAACAGCACCAGATAAGTTTTCTAATGCCCCACCTATCCCTGCTTTCATTTGTGCGGCTGCCTCGGCACTTGCACCTGAAGAGTTTTCTAACTCTGTTGTTAACCCTTTTATGCCGTCCTGTCCTTCATTCATCAGAATAAGCATTCCGGTTGCGGCTTCAGTACCGAATATTGTTGCTAAATTAGCTAGCTTTTGAGCTTCTGTCATCCCGTCCATGGATTTTGTTAACTCGCCAATAATTTCATTTAAAGGCTTAAAATTCCCTTTTGCATCTAAGACATCAAAACCTAACTTTTCCATAGTCTTAGATGATTCTTCGGTAGGTTTTGCCAACCTAATTAGCGCCATACGTAAAGATGTACCTGCTTGGCTACCATCTAATCCAGCATTGACCATTAAACCTGTTGCTGCTGATAATTCTTCTATACTGATTCCTAAGCTTGCAGCAGGAGCAGCGGCATACTTAAAGGCATAACTCATATCACTTACACCAGCTGCGGTTTTATTGGCTGCCATCGCTAAAATATCAGCAACTTTTCCAGAATCCTCAGCTTTTAACTGGAATCCATTTAAAGCAGCAGCAACGGTATTGGCAGTTAACGCTAAATCCTCACCTGATGCCTCAGCTGCAGCGATCACGCCCGGCATAGCCGCAATAACCTGGTTCGCGTCAAAACCTTTTGCGGCCATATCCGTCATGGCAATTGCTACTTCGCTACTTGATAATGATGTACTAGCACCTAAATCTAATGCAGCTTTAGTCATCAAGTCTAACTCCGTTGCACTTGCCCCAGCGATAGCTCCTGCCTTCCTCATTGCACTATCGAAGTCAGCTGTCATCTTAATGGCTCCAACAAAGGGAGTGGTAATACCTGCAGTAATAGCAGCTCCTGCCACAGCTGTCTTTTTACCAAAATCACTGATTTTCTCTCCGACAGCTTTTGTCTTTTCAGATAGGTTATTAAGTGTTTCGTTCGCACTCTGAAAAGCACGAGTAAAACCACTGGCATCACCGGTTATCTTAGCACTTAACGTATAATCTGCCATCTAATTACCTCCCTTCTCAGGAGATTTCACTCGATTTGCTTTGAATATTTTTTCTACCCATGACTTTCCTTTTTTCTCTTCCATGCCTAGGATATTTTTAACCGCATTTTCGTTATAATCCTTATCAACTTTGTGTGCCTTTTTAGGGAATAAATCAATAAACTTCTTGCCCTTTTTACGGTTAATATTTGCTTCTGCATTTAATACGGCATTCCTTATCCATGTGGTATCTTTAAGGAATTTATTTTCATGAGCTTTGCGGATAAACATTTTTTCGACTTCTGTAAGTGAATCGAATTCAGACTTAGACATACCAATTTCCACAACAAAAAAAGCTAAGTCCATCTCGTATAGATACGGCTTAGCTAATTCTGATTTCTTTATATCTGCAGGAGTTGGATCATAATCGTTAGGCAGATCACTTTCAATCAGCTCTAACGGAACATAAACCCCAAATCTTCTTGTAATTTTTCAACGATAGCCATATTAACAGTAATAAGACCATTTTCTTCTGCTACCTTCTCAAACATTTCTGCAGCTTTATTTTGCTTGACTACCGTATTTGTAGACTCTTCTACTAAAGCTAGAGAAAATAGAGATTCTAATGTTGCATAAGGCATGATGCCGTTATTCTTAGTTACTTCTCCAACAACACTTGTCTTTGTTACTAACTCAATTGTTTTTAATTTTTGCTTATTGTATTTTAATGTGTACGTTACCCCATCAACTGTAAACATTTATTATCCATCCTCCCTTAAACTTCTGGTGTTTGAGCAGCATCTTCTAAATCTACTAATGGACCTGTTCCTTGTAATGAAATGGTATAAGTAACTGCATCATCATAAGGCGCCTCAATGGGATAACTTGTTAATAAAGCTAGCCCACCGAACATGTCTGTTTTCGCTTTTTGGTTCGTTACTTTAATCAAGAATGGATCATCACCATCGAAAAGATCCTTTAATTTTTTATGCGACGCGTGATCTCGAACGTAGACTCCATCGTTATCAATAGACCATTCTTTAAAACCTACTAAAAATTGTTTCCATCCCTCACTGTCCTTTGAGGTTACTTCAATCGTATCCTTGTCTCGGTTGATTGTTAGGCCTTGTTGACCAGCAACAGCTAACAGAGTGCTACCTGTTGTATCCCAAATGGACAGCAGTATATCTTTACCTGCAATTGCCTTGTTTAAATTACCTGTTAATTCTGTATATAAAGTTTGGCTCATGTATAGCCCTCCTATATTTTCATTTTGTACCCTGAAAAGACAACGAAATCATATCCAATAACAGCATGCTTTGTTCCGTCAGCTTCGTCTAGTATCTGTGATACTCCGTTTGGTACCTGTAACGTTACTTCATAGTCACCTGGCAACTCGATGTCTTCTGTTAAGGCTTCCTCGAGTTTTTGGATTGCTTCGAATATTTCGGTGGATCCGCCACCTTCTGTGTGAGCATGGATAACCACCTGATATCTATCTTTCTGCATCGTTTTGCTTTTTTCCGGAATAGAGCCAAGCATTTCAACGTGATAATAAGGTACAAGATTATCTTTTGGAACAGCATCATAACAGCGTAAATCTGTGTTAGCCTCCACTTTCTGAATAACTGCAGCGAGCACTGATATGAACGATAATTTTTGCAACATCTAGCATTACTCCCTTATTTTTTCTAATAAGTCTTGCTTATAGATAGGCCGTTGAGTATCGACATTTTGTTTTAAAAAGTACTGGCCAGGAACATACCCACCATTTACTAATCGATGCCCATACTCAACATGAGGAGCATAATGGACACCGTAACCTACTTCATCACCTTGATACCTTGCAGAAAGCCGTAATTGGGCTGTTTCCCCAATAGGAGTACCTCCAGCACGTTGAGACCTGGCATAAATCTCTCGAGCATTCTTTTGAGAAACAGCGATAAAGTCAGTTTCACTTTTATCCAACAACTTCCTAGCTAGCTTATCTGCTCCTTCAATCGTTATTCTCAAGGCTTCTCACTTCCATAGCGATTAACAATTACTAAACGCCATCGATCAAAGTCGTCGCCTGTTACTTCTTTAATTGAGTAATACAACCCGTTTATTTTTACTTTGTCAGCCTCAGTTATATCAGCTTTGGATGCTCGCGTTAGGATCTTACGACTAGTAACCGTAACTTCTCGGCTATCCAAAGCTACTTCTTTATCTGTCCAACTAGAAAAACGACCAATTGATTCTCCTATTAAGACTCTTTCATAAATAGGATTATTCAGCTGATCGCTTCCGATTTGTTGGTTCGCATATAAAAAGAGTGGATAGAATCTCATAAGAACCTCACCACTCCCCTATTTCCGTTATCTTGTTTGTTTTTCATTTCGAGATATCTAGCTAAATCAGTCTCATACTCTGCTAAAACATCATCAACAAAAGTGACAGAAAACGTATCTACATTCTCTGATACAATCCCTTCATTGCTGGATTGAGACCTATTATACATTGCACAAACAACTTCGACTGCTACAGATTCAAGTTCAATGGGAAGAAGCGTAACGCCTAATCTTAGATTAATTCGGTCCAAAGCTGTCTTTATTAATTCATCCAAAAGAGCTGGATTAGCTTCTGGCTTACGAATTAATACCCTTTCTTTAATAGCCATATTAATCAACCTTTAGCTCGTCTTCGGCTTTTTCAGCTGCTTCCTTACCTTTTACCTTCTCACCGTTCGAAAGCTCGTAATATCCTCCTCCTGTGTGTTTCGGAAATACATCTTCTTCGCCTTCTTCTAACTTTTCAATCAGCACTTTTTTAGCTGCGTTCTGATCAGTTGAAAGAATGGCCAATCGACGTTCAGAAACTTCTACACCTTCACGAGGGAAGGTTTCTCCAACTTTGTATTCTCGCTTGTTATCTTCTAAATCTAAAAATTTAGCAACAACCTTATACATCTAATCACCCTTTCTTATGCTTCAGGTACCGGCTCTCCAATTGTAATTTTCACAACACCGTCAAGACGTTCAGCGAATAAAGTTACGCCTGATAATGCAATTGTTTCTGCAGTTAGATTTTTCTTTTCGATATCATGCGTTACGCCAATTAATCCAAGCTCTTCAGTAGTGAAATCGAATGCTTTGTTGATTTCTCCACCCGTGATTTGAACATAGGCAAGAACAATGTTTTCTGGAGCAGTAGCATAAACAGTTCCTTTTGGAACAGAAGTATTGATGATTACTGTATCTACTCCTGCAAAATTTTGAATGTATGTTAAACCAAAAGCTGTTTGAGTGGTAACTTCTGCTTTTGCTAAATGGTCAGCAATGTCTTCCGGATTAACGAAAGCTACAGTTTGAGCTGCATCATCTTCAAATAAGGTTTGAATTTTACCCCATGCTCGAGCAAATGCCCCTTGTAAAGTTGTAGCAGTTGCAGTTCCGGTACCTGTTGCTAAGAAGTTGAAGAAACGAGTACGTACACCTTTTTGAATTTCTCTTAATAGCTTTTCGTCAGTCTCCACAATCGCCTGATCATATCCGTGTTTTTGGATAGACTCAACAGAAGCAGCTTTACGGTATTTTTTAAATGTTAGTTCAATAGTGTCAGCTGGCTCTGTTGTCACTTTAGAAAGTGGAATTGTTTCACCTTCCCCAACAGCATCATTTGAAGCCATTGTAACAGTAGATTTATATGTCTTAATGACCATTCCGTTTGTTAATGGCATTCTACGAGTAACCCCTAGAGCTTCAACTAGCTTAGAAAGGTTAGAGCCAAAACGTTCAGCAAAATCAATAGCAGCTGCTTTAGCTAAATCCCCTGTTACTGTTAGATTGTTTTCAGCAAAAAACTGAAGGTTTAATGGTAAACGAAATTCTTTTTTTGAATATGTCATATTGTCTTTTCCTCCTAATTATTTAAATAAAGACATGTTTTCAGATATTAGTTTCTGACGTTTCACTGGATCTTTTTCAGCCATGATATCAGCCTTAGTTAATGCCTTTCCATTACTAGTTGTTACCTTTGGCGGATTGCCTGCAAGCGCCTTTTTTACGCCTTCTTGTACCTTTTTATCCACTAAAGAAATAAAAGTATTAACGGCTGTTTGAGTGTCTTCTGCAGACTCTTTCACGACAAAGGAAAGAAGCTCATCATCGGCAACAATATCTTTTTCGGCTAGCATTTTGGTAGCTTCCTTGGAAAGGGAATAGAAAGCATCTTTTTTCTTGTAATCTTCTAGCTCTTTCTGAAGCTTTTCCAGCTCATATTGTTTCTTCTGCTCCTCATTCATCTTGGCTAGCTTCTCAGCTTCCTTTACAGCCTTTTCTGCTGCCTTTTTCTCTCGAGCCACTCTTTGTTTTACGATTTCCTGTAACTCTTCCTCCGTATAAGTTTTACCTGGTGCTGGTGGATCAGCAGGAGGGTCTGCAGGCGGATCGTTGGGCGGGTCAGCTGGTGGATCCGTTGGGTCTGCGAAAAACTGTAAATCTAAATTTAATAGATTGCTAGGTAATGACTTAGGCCATGCTTTTTCTATGATTTCTTTCATGTTTATTCTCCTCGCTTTTTATAGACTTGGTTGTCTTTTATACTCATGCAGTTTAATGTCACCAGCACGGTTATGGACAATAAAAAAGAGCCCTTACTAGGACTCTATAAAAATATGTGTTTCTTCCCACACCTTGTACAGGTTCCGTCTGCCCGATGGGGATGGAATACAAATTTATAATTTCTAAATCGATGAATACCAATCAATCATAATAAATGTTTCAACTCACTCACTCCTCCACTGGAATAACAGTTGTTCTACAACGTGCATGGAATGGTGGATAATTCCCCCGACTTTTGCACTCTCAAAATCAAACTGATCCCCATCTAAACTTCTACACGTTTTACTTGTCTTTCTATCCATTACTGCGGATACTTCATATCGTTTTACCTTTGCTTCCATAAACGCTTGTTTATTGGCTTGCCCCATCACAAAGTTGTATTCTGTCTGCAGTAACCTTTTGGCATCGTTCTCTCCAACTCCAGTACGGTACTGGATTACTTTAGACATCTGCCTAAAATCATCTCCACGAATAATGCCATCTCTAATTTCAGCATTCAAAGCATTAAGCAATCTCTCTTTATTCCCCCAAATACGCGTTGAGAAATTGCCTCCATTGATCCATTTCTCGTTAAGAGTCTGCTCCATTGCAAGATTATTGACAACAAAAAAAGAAGGTGGATTTTTTAACCCCTTCATCGATGACAAGTATCCATTTTCATATGCTTCTTCAAGCAATTTCCTGAAGCCTTCTTCCTCAAATGCTCCTAACTCCACCATCCTCATACGGATATCAAGCTGTAAGCCTTCTAACCTGTTAAGCTTGTAAATCGACTCCCGTATAGGCATTAAATGAGCGTATTTAGGATTACGTCTTACAAACTCGTCATAATCCTGAAACAACAAATCACGCTCTTTTTCCGTCAACGACTGCACAAGTTTACGGTATTCTATAACTCCATCTTTTCCGTATTTCGTGTAGTAACTTGCTATTTCTTTCTTTAGCTGCTCTTCCACACGAAGATATTCTTTTCTCATTTTCTTTTCAAACTTGGCATTCTTTTTATCCTGGGCAGTGAAGAGTTGAACCATCCTTTGTTCCCAATAGGACTTTCTTTCAGCATCCATTACTCGATAACTTCCCAATCTTCTGCTAATACGTCATTGATCGATGGTACCCACATAGCATGAGAACCATATGCAGTTCTAATCTGTAGATAAGGTTCGCATTTGAATAGATCCCCTTCTTCCAATCCCCATGCTTCAGCTGTCTGTTTGTTACAGGGTATTCCTTGAGGATATCCTTTTTGATATACAACGAACATCCCCTTACCATTCCATCCTTTTCTGCCTAATTTACTACCTTGTTTTAACTTTTCTAACGCTTGTCCAAAATTCATTCTTCGTTCCCTCCTGTCACAAAATCACCGTCGTCATCCGTGTTATAATCTGTTGCCTGTACTTCTGTTTCAGCTGCCATTCTCTCTAGCTCTTGTTTAGGATTATCCACAATAGAAAGCACACTTAATTGCGTTTCCTTAGAAACAACACCCTGTAGCTTACTTGCTGTCTCTGCTTCATCTGCAACATTACGCGGAATGTTTCTAGTAAACTTGTAATTAATGTTTCTCCAATCATCTTTCTTATTAGCGTCGACGAACATTGGAACGCTAAATACCATCTTAAAGCGACGGTTCATACCTGAAGTGAATTTACGTTCTTTCATGGCAGCAAGGTTTTTCATAGGCTGCAACTTAAATTCAAGCGCTACCCCACTTGCATTGCCAAATGACTCGTCGTTGATATTGGCCACCATGCTAATCTGATAAATAAGCCTTTCGAGACGATCCAGTAAATGCTCCTGCGAAGTATCACCGTCAGGCTTTTCTAAAAATCGTACGATGATATCTTTAGCGTTATCCGTACCGAATAAGTTAATAATCCGATTATCTCTAATCCGATGAATCCCTTCCTCATCTAATTCGGCTCCTAAAACAGCTAAATACGCATCGGCAAAATAATCAACGTCGTTTGCCTTTTCTGAAAGCGCCTTGTCATAGGCATTAATCAACGATTCCACCGATTCAAAGATGGATTGCCTTTCCTCATTTTCGATGTATTCAATAACGGGCACATCGCCGTAAAAATGGGCAGTTTCATCGGAAAGAATTAATCCGTCTTTTCCTTCTGCAATTGTTATTTCACTATCCGATGTAAACAATTGTCCTTTAACGCCATCGTCCGTCTTTTGATATCGGACAGCAAATAAAGGCTTTTGTGCGATAGTATCGTCATAAACGATAAACATATCTAACGGATTGTTATAAGTGCTGCAGGTTTCTGATTCCTCATTCTGATAAAGCAGCTCAAATCCATGGCCGTATATGCTCGTGATCTTACTTAGTTCGGCTTGGTTATCGTCCATGTCATTCCGTTTAAGAAATTCATCGACTTTCTCGTTTACACCAGCATCATCATGACTGACTTTAATAGGGATTCCAATAAAATAACCGTTAAATGTATCAACAATGTACTTTGCATAGTTGACCACTAAACGGTTATCCGGCTTATATTCTGCTTTGTCTTCTTGGCTTAGAATTGGCGCGTTGCTTTCGTACAACTCTTTTAAACGTTTGTACCTGGGCAGCTCTGCTTCATGCAACTTAATAAAATTCTGTACCACTTCTGCTGTTATTTCTTCTTCTGCAGGATGAATAAAAACAACCATTTACAACCCTCCTTTAAATGTTTTGATTTGTACGGTTGCGCCCATTTTCTCCCCGATACCTGTTAAAGCGTCCGGAGCATCATCATGGGCATTCTTACCTTCTTTTTGATAACTAGTTAAGTCCTTATACAACTCTGGCCATTTATTCCGCCATCCTTCTGGGAAATAAACATGGTCCATTACCCAAGTAGCATTGGATAAGATTCTAGCAATCTTGTTTTGACTTTGATGGAACCAATGCACCTTTGTTTTGTTAGAACTGAACTTTTCTTTTAGAATCCTTTCCACACTACGAGCATACCCACGCCCCCCATTATTGGATTCGATATGTGCTAGATTTACGTTATTCTTGTATAGCTTCTCAGCTAGCAACGGCTCTGTTACTTCCATTCCGTCTTTCGTGTAAATAACATCAAGGATATAGGCTTCATTATCGAATGTTTCCCCATAAATAAAAGAAGCCAGGAAGTCGGATCCCTGGTCTGCTGTATCAGTATAAGAAGCAATCCTTCTAAATGTTGGAAGACTGTTCGCTTTGTATGTTTTAAACGATGGATAAAGCTTACCTCGAATATCAATTGGTTCCTGCTGATAGTTAGCTGCTGCGGTATCTGCACCCATCGTTTTTGTTTTACGTTCATATTCTTTTCGACTTAGGACTTCTTCACAAAGCATGTTGCCGTCATCCTGTAAGGCTTTAAGGTTAACGTGCTTCACTTTATACCCAAGTTTAGGCAACTCGTCTAACGCCCTGCCTGCAAGGTCCTGGGAATGCCATCTTGTCATAATGAGAATGATTTTACCTCCACTCTCTAAACGGGAAAGCATGGTATTCGTGAACCATTCCCAATGACCATTCAACACATTAGCGTTATTGGCTTCTAACGAGTTTTTAATCAAGTCATCGATGATAATATAGTCAGCACCGAACCCTGTCGCTGTACCTGTAGGAGACGTTGCTAGATAGTTACTATAGCTTCCATTCAAGCTCCATAGGTTCATAGCCCCGTCGCCTTGCTTAATGCTTATACCGGGGAAAATATCGCTATATACAGCTCTGTTAGGGTCTGCCTTTGCTTCCTGAATGGTGTTACGAACACTTTTCGAAAAGGTAGTAGACAGCGTTTCGTTATAAGAACCGGTCATAACTTTAAGACTTGGATTATTACCTAATAGCCATTCAACAAAGTTACCGGCAGTCCTAGACTTACCATGACGTGGCGGCATATTAAAAATAAGTACATCATCGTCTGATTCGGAAAAAGCTTGTAGATCGTCAGCAACTTCAATCAGATATTTCCGGTTGTATTTATAAAAGTCAGGAGATTTTAAATGGCAGTATTCAAAAAAGTCAATTTTAGCAAGGGCAATTTGTGCGCCTAATTTAATGTTAGTCATACTTCTCACTTCTTGCTAATTTTCGTAATTCTTCAGCCGTTAAATTAGCAAAAGGATTGTTAACATCTACCCCACCAGAAAGCTCCGTCTCTTTCTTATCTCGCCACTCATTCGGCTTACGATTCTTAAGCCAAAATATCTGTGCGGTTGTATCTGGAGCAACTTCTTTCGTCACAACTTTAGTAGGCTGCAACTGGTGCCCAACAATCTTACCATCATTATCTTTTACAGCCACTTGTTCGTATGTGGTCTCATCGTATCGATAACCTAAGGCACGTTTTAAAAGAGCATTCTCTACCTGACGATCAACAACTTCCTTACCCCTTTTTAAGGCGTCTGAAATGTCGGGATATTTTTTCTTCCAGTCATAAAGAGTTTGTCGTCTAATCCCCATATTCTGTGCAATCTGTTCATCGGTGAGGCCATCACGGGCCCAACCCTCAATCTTTAAGATTCCTTCGTCAGATATCCATTCAAGATATTTTCCTTTCGCCATGACCTCACCACCTTTTTGTTATTTTCTTCTGATTGCTCCACCAGGACCACGCTTATACGTAACTCGATTCATTCCCATAATCTCTAACCAATTTACTTTTTCTTCCTTTTTCGGTTTCTTAGGCTGTTTTTGCTTAGGTGTAGCCTTCATCAAATCACCTCATAAACGCAAAAAAGGCACCTGGTACACATGGTATCAGATGCCTTTTATCCGTATTCACAATTATTTTATGTTATCATATTACCATTTTATCAAAACCCAGTCAATGGACAAGTAGTGACCTTTTTACTAATCTATAAATCTGACACTATCTACCCCAAAAATCAAGGCAGCAATGGATTTAATGGCATTATCTAAATCTCTTTTCACTGTTTTCACGCTGACTCCGTGGACATTTGCTATATCTTCTAATTCCACTCTAGGATCCAAAATATAATATTTAAGTATGGTATGATACTTTCTCATATCTTCTTTCTTGTTGGAAGAATCTGCTATAGCACGATAGACTTCCAGCATATGGTCTAAGTATGCTACCATAGAGATTGTTCGTTTTTTGCTTTTAACAATTGATTCAATCACCAGATCCCCATATTCAAGAAATTCGAAATCGTTAGGATCCAATAGGTGATCAATCTTTACAGCATTTTCTGTGCAATGTATTTTAAAATTTTTATAGTTTGCAAGAAGGAGACGAGTATTTCGCAATCGACGATCTACCCTTTTTCTCTTTTGCTCTTTTTCTCTCTGTTTGTAATAATCAATTGCCGTTTCAGAAGCAATTTTGATAATGTGATCCATCAATTCCTCATTGCTTTTGCCGTTAGCATTCATTTCACTTCACCCTTTCTAATTAATGATTTCCCAACCGTTTCTCATACGAGAATTTAATTCATACTTTCTCAGTGGTTCATAAAGATATACTTCTTGGCCATCTTCAATTCGATACAACAGAAACCATCTAGCCTGGCGTTTTCTCTTCTTAGCCATACTGATTACCTTTTGTTTCGGCTGTATAAAAATCTTCTAGCCAAAGGAATAACATAACCATTTGATTGATTACTAGTTTGTTATTTTTATATTTCTCACAAATGGCAGCAGTGGAATCCATAACCCATTTCCAAAACGCTTCACTTTGCATTCCATGACAAACTGCCATTTGATTCGCCTGGGCAATCCAATCAGCTACTTCTGCATAGAAAGCTTTATAGTCCATCAAATCTCCTCGATTCGGATATATATTCCTGGAACCTTCGCCCAAAATTTCTCGACTATCTCAGATGCAACAAGAGCATCATCTTCCCAATAGCCACTAGCTGTCATACAGTCTTTTAATAATTTTTGTAAATTATCTGTATCCGGCTTTGTATATTTGTATTCTCCATCCGTATGCTTACCGGTAATGGGGAAACACCATTTTGTAATAAGTCTAACTGCTCTCATATATTTTTCTGCAGGTACATGTTGTCCAAGATGAGCCATTACTTTTGCTCGTGCTGCTTTTAAATCATTCGGCTCATAAAAGACTGGCTTACCGTTTCTAACCGTTACTTGCTTTTGTTGATGTGTTGTAGTTGGCGGATTCATTGGCATGAAAAATTCTGTCTTCATTTCACACCCTCCTAATGTCTGCAGACTGGGCAATCATCCCAGTTATGATCATGAGGGCATAAATTCAAATCATCTTCCTTAACGAACATACCATTAATTGTCTTACCTTTACGGTCCTTGATTTGTTCATAAGCATATTCCGCGCATTCTTCAACTGTAGTTCCAAGCTGCATCGTCAAAATGGTAAGTACGACAAACATATCACCAATAGAGTCTTTTACTTGCTCTGGCTTTCCTTTAGCTAATCCGGCACAAAGTTCTCCGTATTCTTCACCTAGCTTTAAAGTTTGTTTACTAGGATCCGCAAGATGTAAATTTCTTTTGATAGCCCATTTACGAATTTTGGATGTTAGATTATCCGTTTCAAGATTCATTTTCATTCCTACTTTCTCATTTACATTTTTTTACTTTTTATTTTTAATTTGTTGAAAAATTGCATTGTCATAGAAAAGAGAAAAGTGAGTGGCGGGCGGAGCGTAAGCCCACCACCTTTTTTCTCTATGACCGACAGGGAGTGAAACGGAAATTTATATATTATATATATAGGTTTTCATTTCACGTTGAAATTCTCGATAATTATCGATGTTTTCACTTTTTGAAATGAAAGGAAAAACTTCGATGTTTTCACAAAATGAAAAGAATATTGAAATGAAAATGTATCGAGAATTTCACTTTTTGAAATGTGAAATGAAACGTTTCATTTCGATGTTTTCACTATTTTTTATTTGGTTTCTTTTCGACTTCCCCGTTAACAATTCGATATCCACCATGATTTTTTATCCTGTTTCTGACAGTTCTTTCTGTCACCCCTAAGTATTCAGCAATACCTTCTAGGGTTATTGTGTCCTCAATGGAGCATGCTTCAAAGGCTAATTCTAACGATTCATTCTGCTCTTTTTTAATATCACTAGGACTCTTTTTCTTCTTTTCGAAATTCTTCTTCCAAGCTGGGCCATCGCCTTCTGGCTGAATATCTTTCAAGAAGCCCGTATCATCTACTTTATGGACTGGATACTGGAACCACATATTAACTGGCTGGAATTTAGGATACTCGCGCAATGTACCTTCCACACGCCATGCAGAACGAACGCGAATACTTTGTACGGCTTTTGTAATCTCTGATTCTATTTGTTTTAAACGTTCAGGATCCAATATACGTTTAGCATGCATATTCATCTGTGATACACTCTGTTGGTCATCAATTCCTACATGTTCATCGAAATAATCAAAGTTCGCTTGTCTAATAGCATTAGCATAAATGGAACAAGCTGCAGCGCCTTCCTGTTGCTTAATTAAGGCATCTGTAATCTCTAACTCTACCAAGTCAATTAATGCATCAGGATCCCTCGCAAACACGCCTGATCCACTCGCTCTATCCATAGACTTTTTATTGCCTTGTGTACCTTTTGAATGATGGTGACAGTAAATAACACTAGAGCCTAATTCAGTGGCTATTTTGTCAAACTGATTCGTAAAGTGGGCCATCTGATCCGCGCTGTTTTCATCCCCTGTGAGGACCTTATAAATAGGGTCAATGATGACAGCAATATAATTCTTCTTTTGTGCCCTTCTGATTAACTTAGGAGCTAGCTTGTCCATTGGCACCGACTTCCCACGTAAGTTCCATATATCGATATTGCTTATGTTGTTTGGCTGTAATCCTAACGATTGATATACATCTTTAAAACGATGAAGTGCACTCGCTCTATCAAGCTCAAGGTTTACGTATAGGACTTTCCCTTGGGTACATTGCCAACCTAACCATTTTGCTCCTTCAGCAATTCCAATTGATAATTCAATTAAAGCAAACGACTTACCAGCTTTAGACGGTCCAGCCATCAACATCTTATGTCCTTGTCTCAATACTCCTTCAATTAATGGAGGAGCTAATTGAGGCATATGATCCCAGTAATCCGTCAAGCTTTCAGGATCCGGTAAATCATCATTAATGCCTTCTATCCATTCGTTCCACTCTGCCCAATTAGGCTTACCGATATTGGTATCGATAATAAATTGTTTTTTACCGTTACGTTCCACACCAGGCATACGAGATAAACGAGAAGGATTTCTATTTTGGTTATCTATATTAAGGCCATTCTTTTTACAAACGTTATAAAGATAATCTACACGCTTACGATATTCGTCATAATTAGCTGCATCGATCTTTACAATGGCATGAATACTTTTCTTCCCACTATAAACAAGGGCAGCAATAGGCAGTTCTAACTCTCGCATAATAGCATTCTGCTTTTCTAAATCCATCGTGTCGGATTCAACTAGTGCATAACGAAATTCTGTTACGTTGTCATTTTTCACGCCGTTTCCATCTAATGGATTGAATCGGATCCATGCTCCTGCTTCGGGATTATAGTCACCTACTACTGAGCCAATGTCTCCATTTGATTCATTTAATGCTTGAATTAATTCACCTGCAGTACGATCCCAATTTCCTTTTGTGGGTAAATGTTTCCCTTCATCGTTTTGCCATGTGGAAACGACATACCCAACATTTTCTGATGCTTCAAATAATGTTTCTAAATAAGTAGTCAATTCTTTAACCGGATTCCATTGAGTCGGTTCTCTAATCTCTTGTCCTTCAATCCAGTTTTTATCAATAACCACATAATCATCACTGATTGAAATTTCATCGTTCCAATCTAGCTCACGATCTTCTCTATGAGCACGTGGCTCCCATCCATTTTCTTTTGCCATTTGGGTAATGGTAGCACCAGTAATTCCGTTTCCTTCGAATGTGGTCCATTTCTTGAAGCATTCACCAGGATGGTAACGTTGCCCATCCCGTTTGCTCCACTCTTCCCAATCACTCGCTGTATAACCTTCTTGTTTTAATGCCATCCCTACATTTAGCCACTCTTGGTAATCTAAATAGGAAGGATCAACATATTCCAATAATGAGAGTAAATCTAGTTTATTCTCCACCCACTCACCAACTTCCCCTTACTTTCTATGATGTTTATTAATTTTTCTTTTTGCTTTTTTCTCTACAATCCTTGCATTTCAAAGTGTATCTAATGTCAAAATAAAATCTTTTACAGCAATCACACGCTTTAAAAATCGCCATTCATAAAACCTCCTATGACAGAGTAGTTTCGGACTGTTCATTAATTACTCGAAGATTTCACCTTCTGTTTTGTTACTTCTATCGATTGCAACTTCGAAGTTTTCATCAAAGGCAACATCTACAAATTGAATATGATTAGAGCCATCTCCATAAGCCTTTGAATCTATGAAATCAGCCAATTCTTTTCTTTTAATGTCATATTCATCTGACATATCCCACCCTTCTTTACTTCCATCTGGTGCTACCATAAAGGTTACATAGCCATTTGTTTTACCTTCTATAATTTCACTCACCAATGTTCCGAATAATTCTTTAGCTTTTTCGTGAACCTCTGTTACTTTTTTAGGAACGCATTGATTGTCACCTGTAACAATGATTGTATTATGTCTTATATATCCCATTTTCATCTTCCTTTCTTACTGCACATAAGTTATCTATTCACCCTTAAATTCTTTTGGATTAATTCCTGAAGGAATCTTCCACCCATTAGCTGCTATTCTATCGATTAGTTTTTTCGCACTTTCAAATGACCAAGTACCTACATGCTCGAATCCACGTTGTTCTAAGAAACGAATTTGTTTAGGAGTTGTTAAGCCTTGCTCTCGACGATTCTCTAAGCGTTCTAATAGTTTCGTAGCTTTCCCAGCGTTATCAATTTCATCAGGCATAATCCCCATCTTTTCAAGTGTATTGACCTGTTTTTCACTTGGAGGACCCATTTCCCAACCGAATGAAGGAACATAATTAGCCAGGTCTTCAGCTTGGATACTCATTTCGAATTGCAATGGATCCACTAGCTTTCGTTTACGCTTCTTCATTTCAGCTAATTGTTTGGCTAAGGCTTCCTCACGTTGGGCTACTACGTCTTCAGCTGCTTGTTGTTCGACTACTTCCAAATCAAGAGCTATGCCTGCTTCTTCAATTTGTTTAGTCATCGCTTTTGCTACTTCCTCATTTTCAGCAATCAAATGGGCTGGATGACATAATTCGTGTCGATCTGTATGCCAAAGAAAATCAAGTAACAATAATTCAGTTTTACCAGGATGAAGTCGGGTACCACGCCCAACCATCTGGGAATATAAGCTTCTAACTTTTGTTGGTCTAAGAACTACTACACAATCAACGCTAGGACAATCCCAACCTTCTGTAAGTAGCATGGAATTACATAGCACGTTATATTTATCATTCTCAAAATCTTCTAATATTTCAGCGCGATCTTTCGAATCACCATTTACTTCTGCAGCTCGAAAACCTTTCGCATTTAGAATTTCAGTAAACTTTTGACTTGTCTTCACTAAAGGAAGGAAAACTACAATCTTACGATCCTTTGCATTCTTTACCATTTCATCAGCAATGGACTCGAGATAAGGGTCTAATGCTGTACCTAAATCACTTGCTTTAAAATCCCCAGCCTGTTGGCTAACTGTTGATAAGTCTAATTGCAATGGAATTGTTAAAGCTTTTATTGGACTTAAATAACCTGATTTAATTGCTTTAGGCAATGTATATTCGTATGCTAATGATTCAAAATAGGAGCCAAGATTCCTCATATCTCCACGATCTGGCGTTGCAGTTACACCTAACACATTTGCGTTCTCAAAATAGCTTAATACTCTTTGATAACTGTCAGATAAACAATGATGTGCTTCATCGATAATGATGGTGTCAAAGAAGTCTTTATCAAACTTTTCTAGTCGTTTTTCTCTCATCATAGTCTGTACACTTCCAACTACTACTCGGAACCAACTTCCAATTGAAGTTTGCTCTGCCTTTTCTGTAGCACATTTTAGACCTGTACTTTTTTCTAATTTATCTGCAGCTTGTTCTAACAGTTCACCCCGATGGGCAAGGACGAGAACACGCTCGCCCTTTTTCACTCTGTCCTCAATAACCTTACTGAAGACGATCGTTTTACCACATCCAGTTGGTAGTACCAATAATGTTTTTCTTGTTCCATTTGCCCACATTTCTTGAATCGCTTCCCGGGCATCTTGTTGATAATCTCTAAGTTTCATAGTTTACCTCCTAAAATTGCCCTGGCGTGAATCCGCCTTGTTGTGGATTATTTGTAGGAAATGGCGTTTGCTGCTGTTGGCTCTGTTGATAATTAGGCTGCTGATAATTTGGTTGTTGATAAGCAGATTGATTAGGTTGCTGATTAGGTTGTTGTCCAAAGACTTCCTCATATGGATAGAACTTCTTAACTTGGTTATTCGTTTTCTCGTTTCCGTCATTTCCAATGAATTTATTGATTTCAAGCTTCAACTTACCTTTTGAACCGATAACAGTATTCCAATTCATTCTTAGCTTTTCGCCTTTTTTCTTTTGACCAATCCCTGCAAAAAATGCAGATAATAACCCTTCTGTTTTTGTATGCAAGAATAAGTTATGAAAAATAATTACATCGCCATGTTCTGGACTATGAACAGTTAATTCTAATTTTGCTTGATTACAAGGAGGCATTTTAGCACTTCCTGCAAATCGAGCACGTTCAAATTTTGTTACCGTAAAATCGTAGTCACCTTCTGGTAGGACTATAAAGTCACTACCATCCTTTTCTATCTCGTCATCCCAACTTAGTTCTCTTTCTTGATTCATCTTTTTTACCTCCTGGTGATTTTTTAGAATGGCATATTTTTTCTTGTCTCTTCAATCATTCCGTATACTTGCTGCCATGCTCCAACGAGTACCCCATTAATAAAACTCGGATCATAATTAGTAATTGGAGTATCCATTGGGTAGTAGCCTTTTTGACTTACAACAATTTGGATTTCTTCTTCTGAAACATTATGCTGCACCATCAAATCTCGTAAACTCTGTGGAATTAATGGATTTAAATTAGTTGCAGTTGGTGCTGTTTCCTGATTAGTCGTAGACTGAACTTGTTCAACTGGTGGCTGCTCACCAACAGGTTGAGTAATAGGCTGTGTTTGTTGCACAGGAGCAGTTTGTTGAATAGGTGCCTGTTGTTGCGTTGGCATTGTTTGTTGAACAGAAACTTTATTAAAAATATGTGCAATATACGAATAATCTAATGGGAACTCATCAGGTAATCCATGACGGTTTTTAGCATCCCATGCTGGATGGTGAGTGGCGTAAATAGTCCGCACGCCACCCTGTCCTTTATGCTTCTTGCCTTTTTCATCAGCTGCAACGCTAAATGTTTTATAGTTCATAAACAGAACCATATCTGCCCATTCCTTCGTTAATGAAGCTGTTTTAGCAGTAGTTTTATTTCCTAGTTTCAATTCGTAACGATCATAAGCTCCCATTTCATCCGGCTGTTCAAATTTAGTGATTTTCGCATGAGCCGTAAGGACAACATTTATTCCAACTTCCACTAAGTCTTGCAGCTTGTTTAAAAACTTACCGAACTCTTCTTCTAATTGGATAAAACCTTCCCCATATCCGAAATTAGTAATACTCGCTTTGTTTGCTCTAGTAGTAACAAATTCAATCGTTAATCTTTCTGCCCAATCGACAGTATCAATAACTAATGTTTTGAAACGACCACCTTGAGCCTTCACCCATTCCACTTGTTGATTTAATTCAGTCCAACTAGAAGGTTTTTTCAAACGATCGACTGTTAATTCTGTAGTGGATCCTTCAGTATCTATAAAAATAGGACTGGGAAATTGTGCTGCAAGAGAAGATTTACCGATACCTTCAGGACCATATAAAACTACTTTTTTAGCTTTCTCGATTTTCCCACTTATGACTTCCATTAAAATTCACCTGCTTTCCATGTTTTCGTTTCTACTGGTGGCTGTTGTGCTGGTGGTTGAACTGGTATATTATCCTGGCCAGCAACATATCCATCCTCGATAATGATGGAGCATTCTTCCCCAGTGCTAACTCTTGTAGCAATGGCCTGTAATCCTTCTTGCTCTAACCATTGGCCAAATTCATTGAGTGTATCCATATCCATCTGTTCCAATTTGTCTAGTAGGATAAATCCACAGTTAGGCTTCAACTTACGGACAATAGCTGTGGATACGCGTAATTGGTCAGCGCCACTCATGTTATCCCATTTTTGCCCTTGGTAGATTAACTCTCCTTCTTCGACTGACAATCCTTCTAGCGGTAAATCAGCACTTGCAAGTAACTCTGTTTTTTGTTTTCTTACTTCTTCAATAACGGAAGAAAGCTTATCGTACTGTGCTCTATAATCACTAGCATCTGTTTCAGCTTTATCTTTATCGAGATTCGCTCGCACTTTACGGTTTATCTCATCAATTTGCTGGATATTAGCTTCTAGCGCTTCTGTTGACTCATCGACTAAATCTAAGGCATCTTTTTGGGCAATTGCTAAATCGTTACCTAATGCCATGTAAGCTGCTTCTGCTTCTTGTAATTGTTGTCTTAATCGTTCAACTTCTTGTCCTTTATACGCATATTGCGCTTGGATTTTTTCAAGATTCTGACGCTTGCGTTGGTTTTCACCATTACGTGCTAGAATTTCTTGTTGTTGCTTAATTAAATCTGAAGCAGAAATCAACTCTTTTGGAGCATCAGTGAAATATGGCTGCTCTTTAGCAAACTTTGATTTTTGGTCTGCGATCTGCCCAATGGTACGACGTTGATTGTATAACTCTTGCTCTTTACGCTCTAATTCGAAAAGCTGATTACCAACACCGATGATTCTCAATAAAATATTCGCTTTTTCTTTGCTAGTCGAATTCATGAATTTTGGAAGGTCAATCGCCAATTCTTCTACAAAACTATTTAATAATTGTTGGCCAGCTTTTTGACCGTTAGGATCAATAACTTTCAGCTCACTGTTTTTTCCTTTGCGCTCAACTATCAGTCCATTTGACAAGACAATATGCAGATATGGGGGAATAACACTTCCATCACGTTCTGCCTTGCTAGGGCGGTATTTATTTCCGCCCAATCCCCAAGCAATAGCATCTAGTACACTAGTTTTCCCCTGCTTATTTTTACCTCCAACAATGGTTATACCATTTGCTGTTGGTTCGATTTTCACTGCTTTAACACGCTTTATATTTTCTATTTCAAGTTTGCTAATTTTAATCATTACGTTATCCTCCGATTCGTGTTAAACTATTAATAAGTCATAATTTCCTGGGATCCTTATTGGCGTGAGGATCCTATTTTTTATTCTTTTTTGCACGTTCTCCATAAGAATGGATGTTGGAAAAAGCAGCAGTTTTAGCTTTTTTTATAGGAACAATCGGATTTTTTTTGATATAAGCTAATCTTTCAGCTTCCGTCATGTGCCAAACCTTCACTTTACCAATCACTTCGCTTCACCCCCTTTCAGGTAACTTTTTTGCATATCCTCAACAGTTAAAATCTCACGAAGATTCGTAGAATACTCAACGTTGCTTAGCTTGGTTGAGAAGTCACCATCCGACACATAGTCGACAAGACATTTACTGATTGCCATTACTTCACCTTCTTTCTATGTTTAATGACAGCATTTTTCGACATGATAGGTAAAAAGGAAAGGCTATTCAGCCTTGATAACATTTGAATCGTTGTTCAAACTATTTAGATGTTCGGTATGTTCTACTTCGCATTCTATGGAGCAAAAGTATCCCCATGGGTTAGCTGTTTTTTCACAATTAACATTTAGGCACGAGCGATCATCACATTTAACAGGCATCATCTGAAAAAACGTAAAGTGATTGCTTCCATCGCTATCTTCTTGTTGTAATCATCTAGATAATCCATGTCACTCAAATTCACTTTGTTACTTTCGTTATAAAGATGTAGCGCAAGATTTAGCATAAATCGTTCAGATTGTGACCAAGGACCAGCTGCTCGTTTTAAAGAAGCAACTTTAATCACTCCATTTTCTATATCGAAATATTGGGTAGTAAAAACACTTTTCAACTTACTGTGGTTCCCAAACAAATGGAGGACACCTTTCCAATAACGATCAGAAGCGATACCATTTGGAATTTTAACTGTCATTGTTTCACCCTTCTCAATTTATTGACGTAGCTACCGTCTTATTAGCTATAAGTACCAACACAACACCGTCTATGGCTCGGTTAACAGCGCATCGATTAACATAGAGTTTCATTAATTGTTATTGCTAAAATTTACTGTAATGTCTCCTAAGGTGAGATCCTTAAGTTTAAATTCTTTTCCGTATTTCCTAGCTAAGGCTCTTTCGAAAATAGGTTTTAATTTTTTTACTTTTTCTTCAGTTAATATTTCTTTTGATATCCCCATTCAAATCACCTCAATAAAGCCTATGCAGGTGGACAGTTAGGACAACTCTACTTTAAGGAGTAAACTCCCCACCTTCATATCTACTAAAAGTAGAGTCAGTGTTAAAAAAAATAAAATCGTAGCTAAATTCTAGAATCTCACTTAGCTTTTTCGCTTCACCAACTGTAACATCATCCGGATGCTTTTCCATTTTTCTATATGTTTGAACATGGACTCCAAGCTCTTTAGCTACCTGATCTTGTGTTAAACCTTTAAGAAGTCGCGCTTGTTTAAGAGTGAATTTCAACGTTATCACCTCGCTTATTTTCATCCACAACCTCATGATACTCTACCTAAAGTAGAATGTCAACTGTATAAAAGATTAAAAATTCTACTCAAAGAATTAAAGTTATCTAAAAGTAGAATTTTTTCGACATTTCATTGAATAAATTCTACTTTTAGTATAAAATAATAAATATAAAATAGGTCGGAGGTCATATACAGTGAGTATAGGAAAAAACATTAAAAAATTAAGAGAGAAACATGGACTTTCACAAGAACAATTAGCGTCAATAGCTGGCGTATCAGATAAGGCTGTATCTACTTGGGAAAATGAATTGAAGACTCCCAGAATGGGAACCATTCAAAAAATCGCTGATCATTTCGGTATTTTGAAAAGTGACATTATAGAAGATAAAGTAACTACAATTAATGAACCTGTAATTTCTTATGGTGCTGAATCAGTGGAGATGCCTTTATTAGGATCAATAGCAGCTGGGGTGCCTTTAGAAATGATAGAAGTAAAAGAACGTGTAAATGTTCCAAGGGAAGTAGCTCAACGATTTCCTAATGCATTTTTGCTACGAGTTAATGGTGATAGTATGAACAAAATCATACCTGAAAATGCTCTAGCTTTAATTGATCCTACTTTAGAAGTCGCTAATGGCGATATAGCAGCTGTAACAGTAAATGGTTATGACGCAACTTTGAAAAGAGTATATAAATTTCAAGATGGTATTACTTTAGAACCTGCAAGTTATAATCCAGCTCACCAAACTCAATTTTTTAGTGATAAAGAAATGGAGTATAACCCTGTATCAGTTAAAGGAAAATTAGTTTGGTACATGGCTCCATTGAATATTAAATTCTAGGAGGTCCTCTTATTATGAAAAGAGCAGTAGATTATGACCGTGTATCAACTTTCGAACAAGCAACTGAGGGGTACAGCATAGCTTCTCAGTCCGAATCTAATAAAAAATTCATTGAATCCCAAAATTGGGAACTGGTTGATCGCTATGTGGATGACGGTTATAGTGCCAAGAATTTAATTAGACCAGAAATGCAACGTTTAATCGAAGATGCGCAAGCTAAAAAATTTGATGTTGTCGTATTTTATAAATTAGATAGGCTTGTGCGGTCTGTCAGTGACTTAGATAAACTTCTGAAAATATTTGATGCTAACAATATAGCTATACGTTCCGTTACTGAACCTTTTGACACTACAACAGCAATGGGACGTTTTTTAATTATTTTGGTTGCTGCAATTGCGCAATGGGAACGGGAAACTATTTCAGAACGTGTTAGTCTTAACATTTTGCAGAAAACGAAGTCGGGAGAATGGAAAGGCGGAACTCCTCCATACGGTTATAAATCAGTTAATGAAAAACTTGCTGTCAATGTAGATGAAGCACCCATTGTGAAAAAAATATTTCAAGCGGCAAGGACAATGGGATTCTATACAATAGCAAAAAATTTAACTAATAAAGGAGTTCCAACCAGAAACGGTGGAGATTGGCATGTAGATACTGTCAGAGGAATTGCTAATAATCCTATTTATTGCGGATATCTAACAAACAATCCTTCCAGAGAAGACTACAAAAAACCGCCTCGAGAACAAATTTTATATGAAGGAAATCATCAGCGACTTATTCCACGAGAAGAATTTTGGGAACTACAAGATATTCTCGATAAACGAAGAACCTTTGGTGGCAAAAGAGAAACAAGTAATTATTATTTTTCATCCATATTGAAGTGTGGGAGATGCGGATATTCCATGTCTGGCCATAAATCAAATGGCTATAAAACATATAGGTGTTCAGGAAAAAAAGCTGGAATATCTTGCACTAGCCACATAATAAAAGAAGATAACTTAGTAACGAAAGTATTAGATTCATTAGATGAATTAATATCAAATACACATATAAATTCAGAAGTCGATAATGTCTCACAACAAAAAATAAATGAAATAGAAAATGAACTAAAGCTTACAAAGAAGCTATTAAAAAAGAAGAAAACAATGTATGAAAATGACATAATTGACATAGACGAATTAATAATTGAAACAGAAGTATTAAGAAAAAAGGAAATGGAATTAACTAAAGAACTGAAACAATATGCTAGTTCACAAAAATATACTACCGATGACGTCTCTTATATTATTGAAAATATCCATGATCTTTGGGAGCATCTCAACGATCAAGATCGTAAACAAATGATTTCAACTTTATTCAAAACATTAGTAATCGATACTGTTGATGAGTTCAATCGCAGTAACACATCCCATCGAGAAATCCTTATTGTTTCAGCATATTAA